TGCCTTTAACGCTCTACCTTTAGCTTCAACAGCAATTCTGTCGATGCTGAATGCCATCTCCATGAAGGCAGTAGATGCACCATCTCCTAATGCTTCTTGCTCAGAAGTAGTAAACTTACTTGAAGCAAGATCATAGTTAGTAGCAGTTGTACCACCACCAGTTGCATCGTTGATAAGACCAGGATTCTTCTCTGTAGTTGCTGTTGGAGGAGTACCACCTTGAGTACCAGAGAACTGTGCGTCTGGCTCATCGAAGAATGCTTCGTCACCTGACTGGTTAGTATATCTACTTCTCATCGCAAAGATAAGACCAGTAGGACCTGACATAGGCTGAACACCTGCGATGTCATAAGCAATAAGCTTAGGCATTGCACGACGGATTAAGGAGATCAGAATTGGGTCGAAACCTGCAACTGCACCTGATCCAGTTGTCTGTGTGTTAATAGGACCAACGTTTGTTGGTGCTTCTGTTAGAACGCTACGCTCTTCTTTGAGTGCACGCTCTTGGTTTTCCAAAAGTATAGCGGTGACCGACTTACGATAGTTGTCCTTAATTTGAGGTAGACCATCATGGTTAAGTACTGGTGCCCACTTCTCTTGGAGTTGTTCTGCATTAAACATGCTAGTTTTCTCCGTTCTTGAGATTAAGTTGGTTTACAGTTAGATTCTCTTAGCGAGTTGTTGCACATAGGATGCCATGCTCTCACTAACAGTCTCAATTTTTGCTGGCTCATCAGTAGAGATTTCTTCTGCTACTTCAGGTTTCTTAGCACCGAAGTAACTCTCTTTGATTTGTCCAAGCTTTTCACGATACGTCTCTTCAGATTTGAATTCGACTGCTTCGGCAAGAGAAGTAAACTTATCCTTTTGAACTTCTGCAAGTCCTCTAGAATATTCATTCAAGATCTCATTTTTACGATAGTTCCCTACCTGTTCATGCAGTCCAACGTTCTTTTCAATTTGTTCGTTGAGACGGGTCTCCATTTCATCAAGTTTCTCGCTCATATCAGCCACAACATCTAGACTTTCATCTGGGATGTTGATGTTGCTTTCAATGAACAATTTCTTTAGTCCTTCCATAAATGCTTCGGTGACTTCAGTACGAAGACCATTTTCAATGGCAAGTTCGTTCTCAGTCATCCACTCTTCACAAGCATATGAGAGGAAATTCTCTACGCGACCAGCAAACTCTTCTTTAATTCCTTCGAGTTCTTCGCTGATCTTACGTGCTGCAGTCTCCTTAAGTGCTTCAACTTTCTCAGAAACTTTTGCAGATACAGCAGCTTCAAATACAGTTGTTGCTTTCTTTTGGAAATCTTCGTCAAGATCCGCACCAGACAATACTGCCTTGATGTCTTCACTGACTTCACCCTCGGAGATTGTTTCTCCTTCGTTCTCTACATCATCAAAAATCTTAGCGGAAAGTGCACCAGGCATACTGGATGACGCACCACTTGGTTTTGTTTGTAATGTAGAATCTTTAGTAGCACCTACAGGAGCAGCCGCTTTAGCACCTACGTTATCAGGTCCTTCGGGTTTTTCCTTTGTGCTTCCACCAACCTCAACAGCACTGTTTTTAAGGTCGGATGGTTGAGGAGGAACTGCACCTTTCTTGATGGCAGTGTCGCCAGTGGCAGCATCTTCCTCGATTGTTTTCTCAGGAGACGCGGTTTCTGCGATCACCTTTTTGAATTTTTCATCAATACTTGACATTTACGTAACTCCTAAACGGGTAATTAGACTGCATTTTATGTACATATTTATTTATAAATCACAAACTTCTGAGTAAAGCCTCAAACGCGGAGATCTTTCTCTCAGCAAGTTCCTCTTTAGAGGGAGCAGTATCAAGAGCGTGCTTGACTGCTTCTAACTGTGCTTCTTTGATTGCACCGTCAACTAAAGTCCATTCCTTTCCTTCGTATATACCTTGAACAAAAGCATCAGGTGCGGAAGGGTCTGCTACAATATCTGCAGCAGTGGAAAGAATAAAGTCGTCAGCGACTATAGATGTAGAACCCTCTTTTCTAAGAGAGCCTAAACCTCTGGAAGACACACCTAGTTGTACACCCTCTTCAAGTAAGTTCTTAGCGATCCTACCCATAGGGGTTTCTAATAGTTTAGCCTTTCCAATGAAGTTTTTACCTTCAGGTTGTAACTCAACAATTTTATGAGATACACGATCCAAGTTAATAGTAGGACCTTCTGGATGACCAAGTTCTCCGAGTGCTCTACCACGTTTGATAAATTCCTCGTTGTACTTGCCAACTTCGCGTTCCATGGTTTCGTACTTATACATACGACCATTGCGGTTGGTGATCTCAGTTTGCAAAAAGACACCTTTTATGTAAGTACTTTTCTTACCGTCTTTTTCTTCGGTTAGAATTTCTACTGGTTCAATTTGTTCCGTGATCAGTTTCATCGGTTTCCTCTTCTTCGGTTTCATCGTTGCGATTCAATACATCCGCTGTTTCTTCTGGAGATGCAACTGGGTTGCCATCATCAGGAACGTGCGGAAACATTCGGTTCGCAATATCCAATTTACTAGCGTCTACAGCAGCAGCCGCTTTCACTTGTAACATGTCTTTGAGTTTATCGAGAGCGTCTGCTCTGTCATTATCCCAAAGCAAATCAACGATTTCTCGCTCTTGTGTAGCCATAATTAACAGTTATCTAAGATTTATTTATTACCGTTTGCATTTTGAGCTGCGGGTTTTTGCTTTGCTTGTGCAATCTGTGCCTTCTTCATTTCTTGATCAAGCTCCAGATTTTCGCTATCTGCATCCATCTGTTGTTGGTCAGCAGCGACCAATTGTAATGGATCTATTGCTCTACCAGACTTAATATCGTCTGCCATCTCAGCATCTATTTCTTCCATCTCAGTTTCAGTCTGACCTAGAATCTGAGTGCGGATATATTCAACTGAGAAGTACTTACCAATGTAAGGATCCATCTGCCCAAGAACATTTAACTTCTCTGTCATCATTTCTAGGTTCTTAAGTTCCGTAAAATGATTATCATACAGATAGTCATATTGTATATGCTCTTGCATGTCATCCCAATCTTCAGGAGTAATAACTCCTTTCAGGATGAGCTGAGTTTTTAGAGTGTCGTGAAATATGTCACTAAACTTTTTGCGGAGTTTTCCTACAAACTTAGTGAACTTTAATTCGTCTCTAGTAATCTCAGATGATCTTCCTAAGTTAAATGATGTCTGAGAATCTAATCTACCTGCAGGAACATTTAACGCTTTGTAAAGTTTTGTTTGGAAATATTGCACGTCTGTCAATTCTCCAAGGTTCTGACCACCTGGCAATGTAGTAATCTCTGTTCCTCTACCACCTTCTCTACGTGGTAACCAGAAATCTTCCATCATTGACATGTATTTTCTGTCATCTCTGATCTCACCAGTGGCAGCATCGTACACAAGTTTGTTACGATATCTTCCCATAACTTCACGTAAGTATTGTTCTGCTTTAACTTTAGGTAAGTTACCTACGTCAATGTAGAATATTCTACGCTCTGGTGCTCTTGATATTCTGTATATAACTAAACTATCCTCGATCATTCTAAGTTGATTGAGAACTTTAATACCTTTATGTAAGTAAGATAATACGATATTTCTATTGGTATCCATGATACCTGATGTTACATAGGTAATCGCATCTTTGGCTATTTTAATTCCACTATTTGCGGAAGTGTTTTGTAACCCTTTCGGATTGTATATGAAATACTCTTCGCCTTTACCGAAGTCATACTTCATAAACTCATCTGCAGTTTTTGGTTTTGTTATCTGCCTTACTTTCTTTATCTTATTTGGATCTACGTATCTTAATTCTTTAATACCATCTTGAGGTCTATCAAGATCAATTACTTTATGATAATATAAACGCCCATCAATGTACCATCTGCGGAACATCTCATGAGCTTTACTATCAAATCCAAATAGTTTTTTTATAAAGTCAAATTCGTCGCGGATCATAGTCTTGACACTTTCACTAACCTCAAGGTTATCAAGGTTAACGTGCACTGGACTGTCGTTTTGATCAGCAACGATTGCTTCGTGTATGATATCTTCGATAGCAGAATCCACTTCTGGATGCATTGCCATCTCACGATATTTTTTCACCATGTCATATTCAGTTTTAAAGTTACCGTCTAGATCAAGATATTGACCATAGTAACCGCCTGCAATATAACTAGTAGCTCCGTCCTCGCTTGAAGGTTGGATAGGAGAGGGAGCTCTCTCCTTTTCCAATTTCTTTTTAAACGAGAAACCGAATAACTCTGCCATGATTTAATTGGTTTCTTATCCTTACTATTTAGTTACCCACCAGAAGTGGTAACTCCGACTCTATTCTCAGGAATTCCGTCTGTAGTGATGTGGTACTGGTATGCAAATTCAACATCAAACTCTTCGTAAGAATCATTGTTGTCATACGCTACAGCAATCTGTCCAACACTAACTGGCCACGCTCCGACTAATTCGTAAGTGCGTAGAATTTCTAGTTTGTTAGCTCCACCAGAGAATTTATCCAACTGAGATACTTTGATGCTCTTAAATACATCTCCGATATCTGTCTCAGCAGTGTTAGTATCTGCACCATTAGTAACTGCAATCCACTTCTCATATGCACTACGTAGTGCGAAGGAATCATCGTTATAAAATGTTGCTGTCCATGTTTCATAAGTTCTGTCGCCAGGAACTTTAACAACACGTCCTCTAAATGGAAGTTCAACTGTACCTACGTTTGTTGCTGGTAATGCAGCAGACTTACACATATAACCCACAGCATCTTCAACACCGTCGATTTGATTATCAGGTGGAGTTACACCTGGTATATCCCAAGTGTGAGAAACTTGGAATAGGTTTGGTCTTACGCCACCTCGAATTGCTTGTTGGAACGTTAAGAGTCCTAATGGTTTGGCTTCTGCCATTTGTTTTGCTCCTTAATTAATTATCTTTTGGGGACGACCTCTTCAAAGCTGACACCAGTACGTGTAGCGATAAAGGTCAATGTGATGAAGTTGATTGAGCGTGCAGGCTTGATATAGAAATCAGCCTTAAACTCGTTTGCGTCAATGACTGCACCAGTGTTATTGGTTTCGTCACAGACAACTAAGAAGTCGGTGATACCTCTTTCAGCTTGAATGCTTCTAAGATATGGTTCAACAACATTCTTAAAGTTGTTACGAGTGAACTCGTCATTAAGTTCAAAAAGAACCCCCTTCGCAGCATTACCGATAGTCTTTTCTATCACGTTGAAAAGACGACGGACGTTGATGCGATCAAAAGCAGATGGTGAAGCGAGAGCAGTTTTGTCACCGAAGAGTACAATACCTTGACCAGGAAGAGAAGTAATTGGATTAATTCTATTCTGATAAAGAAGATCTCTTTCAGTTCTTGTTGGTGAGAATGCTAACTTAACAGCATTCTTGATGTTACCACGATTTAAACCTGCGGGTGAGAACCAAGGTAAACCGTTAGCAGTAGTAGCAGCACATAAACCAGCGGTGTCTCCATTGCCAGGTATGTAACGATACTTGTCTGCAAATCTGTCGTAGACATACTTCCAACCATTGTCAAACACACCAAATGATGTTGCTTGCATTGTGTCGTAGAAGTCAACTACGTTTTGTGCTTGTGTTGCGGAACTTGTAACTCCAACAACATCTCCTCTGTATGGTGAGAGGAATGCAATACAATCTTTTCTTGCGGATGCAATTGTTAATGCAGCAGCT